CCAAAGACCTTATCGACTAGGCCCGTGGAACCGCCAATCATTCCCTTGAGAAGACCCAACATCAGGTATTGCCCGATCTGGGCAAAGACCGTTGAAGGCGAATGAATCCCGAAGAAATGCTTGACCGCGTTTACGATGTCAGAACCAATGGAGCTTGCCCAACTGCCTACGTCGGCTATAACAGCCTTGGCACCACCGTAAAGGCCGTTAATCAGGTCTTCGCCCGCATTCCACAAGAACCGTCCCGCGCCAGCGAACAGGTTACCGATGTCTGTCTTGAGATTACTAATGTGGGTGTAAACGTTTGAGGCACCTCGGATAACGTAACCGATCGTGTCGGACCAAATGGTATCCCAAATATGATCAACGTCATGCCAAAGGTCAGTTGTGACATCAACGATCGTGTTCTTAAAGTCTGTCCAGTGCGTAACTATGAAAGCAATAGCCAGGCCAACCGGTCCTGTAAGGATACCGACAATCAAGGGCCAATGACCCTTGATCCAGTCGAAGACTGTAGCAAAAGCGCCCCTAATATCGTTCCAAGCGTCAATCCAGAAGTCGCGGAATGCCTTGCAGTGCGTCCAGAGCAGCAGAATGGCTGTAACCAAGACCGCCAGAGCTAGGACAATTACGCCAATAGGGTTGGCGTCCATGGCCGCATTAAGAGACCACTGACCAGCCGTAGCCTCACCCTCGCCCGCAGTGTATAGACCTAGCCACGTAGCTAGTTTCATCACGGCTTGGCCAACAGTGCTAAACACATTACTGAGCTTGTTAAAACCCGAAATAGCCGCATAGACACTAAGGAAGCCCAGGGCTAGGACCATAAGTGTCTTGCCAAGCCCGGGAACCTTTACAAACCATGCAGCCAAGTCCGCAAGAGGCTTTAGGATCGAAGTCAGAACCGGCAGCAAAGCGGAGCCGAATTCAATGGCAAGGTTCTCGACAGATGTCTTGGCCACGTCTAGCTGTTGGTCAAGGTCACCTTGAATCTTTGACCACCCGTTGACGCTAATGCCCGCGTGATCGGCCGCAAACTGAATCGCCTTGGCGTTCGCAGCAAAATCCTTCATATGTGCTCCGCCAAGCAACAATGCGACCTGTAGACCCGTAGAACCCCCGGTCATGGTCTTCATGGCCGCATCGAAAGTCTGGCTCATGCCGGTAGCACTGCTAGCCGACTTAGAGAACTGCGTGATCAACGCTGCCTGTTGCGGAGACAAACCCTTTATTGCGGTAGAAAGCTGGTCAGTTGTGACCTTCCCTTGAAGGATTCCGATAGCCAGGCCCTTAACCGCTGGCGTCATCCCACGGAAAGTGTCGGCCGCGACACTGCCACCCTTGGTGTTGTCAAGAATTGCCTGCGTAAGCGTTTGAATCGTGCCCGTAAGCCCGACCTTGCCCATATCCCTAGAGAGATCGTTAGCATTAAGGCCAAGAGCCCGCATCTCGGCGGATGCCGCAGCACCCGGGGCCTGCAACGAAACGATAAGGTTCCGCAAGTTCATAGACGCGCGTCGGGCATTCATGCCCTGCATGGTCATCTCGGCCATAGCTGCACCGACTTGCGCCAGCGAGATATGAGCAGAGGCAGCAACAGGGAGTATGTTTCCTAGCGCACGGGCTAGATCATCCATATGCATCTTGCCGCTAGCGGTAGTGGCAACAAGCTCATTAGTTACAGCTACGGCAGCCGAAGCGGGCAAATGGTATGCGTTTAGAGCGGAAGTGACAGCATTAGCCACATCCGCTAGATTCGCATTGCCAACCTTTGCACCCTCAGCCGCAGCCTGCAAAACCTTAAGACCATCAGCACCGTGAAATCCGGCCGACTCGATAAGGTACATGCCCGAGACGACTTCTGTAGCAGAAGTGCCCGTGGCCGAAGAAATGTCAAGCATTCCTTGTTTGACTGCGGCCAGTCCCTTTTCCGACTGACCAGCACCCGTAACTAGCTGTTCGCTGGCAGTCTGGAAGTTGGCTGCCATTTTGACCGAGACACCCGCCGCAGCAAGTAGACCAAGGGAAACCATGCCCCACTTAGCCGAAGAGCCCTTAGCGCTGTCACTAGCCGCATCGGTCTTGGCTGCCAAACTCTCTTGGCTATCGCCCGCTACCTTTGCAGCTTCGGACGCACGCAGGTCTGCTGCCCCTAGCTGTTCCTGGGCGTCAAGGGACCTAAGCGTTGCCTCTGTAACTAGATCCTCTGCGGCTGCCTGATCTTCGGCGGTTGCGGTACTGTCGGCACGAACGGCATCTAGCTGTGCTTGCGCGTCTATAACTTCCTGTTGCGCAATACGGAAACGCTCTTCCGCTTCGGTAACAGAGTCGATACCCGCTTGCGCTTCGGCGGTATCGGCAACGATGTTGACAGTGACGCCACGCTTCTCAAGCTCATCCGCCATTGCGTTAGCTTTGTCAATGGTGGAAGTAAGATCCTTGCTGTTGCCCAGAAGACGGAGGGTTACAGTACGGCTAGGCGATGCAGCCATTTAGCTAACCTTCGTTCCGTTTCCGCACCTCTGCTATATAGCTATCAATCCACACGCAGAGACGGTAAAAATCAATAAAGCGGAGAGCGTCCACTTGAGTAGGTATGACATGGCAAAGGTGCGCGAGTTCCCCTAGGTACTTATCGCGCATCCTCACCACATCGGCAGTCAGGTAACGTTGGGTATGAACATCTATGCCTTTACGAGCTTTTATTTCCCTGATTTTGGGTCTGCATCTTCCGGATGTTCCGTAATCCATGCAGCTTCAATTGCAGCCATAAAGGGAACAATCTTGAAGTCAACGGTCTTCGGGTCCGCTTTTTCACCCGACTGGGCGAGCATTAGCCAAAACATAGCCGCAATCGCATCCGGGTTTCCTTCCGCAATCCCGTCTTGCAGTGTCTTGATAGTGAATCCGAAAGCAACCATGATGGTACGGGCCTGAGCTACGGTCATCTCGTCAAGATCAAGCTCATACTCGCGTTCGTCAAAAAGAATCTTCATTTGCCTCTTGCCTCATTATTTCCATCCGGTCATGGCTAGCCAGTCATCAATGACGTTGGCGAAAGCCTCAACTGCCGGTTCAATTGCTATGGCTTCCGCTTCTTCGAGAAACGGCTTCTTGGGTTGCGGGTACCAAGGACCCTTCGTGTAGCGGGCACTGCCCCTTGGTGCGAACAGCGGGTGACGCGCGCCAGTCTCGAAGGGATAGGCGTTAGGTGCGATCTTCCCGCCAGCACGTATAGAAACCCCGCTAGTACCGCCAATCACCCTTATTGAAGCGGGAATCCTGGTTGAAAACCCTGATGTAGACCGTGCTGCGTCGGCAACTACCTCCGCAGCTTCCTTCAAGCGCTTAGCCATAGCCTTTTTAGCTTCGGGTGACGAAGAAACGGACAGGCTACGCAGGGTGGCCGACGCAGATACGCCACCCTGCACAACCGTTGTTTTTGCCATGGTCAGACAACCGAGTCTTCCGACTGATAGACAATCTGAATCTGAGTAGTAGCTTCGTCGTCAAGACCGGTAAAGCTAACCGACTGAGTAACAACAGCCGGACCGGGAACCTTTGGCGATTCTCCGTCAAGCTTAATGTTCGGGATGATAATGTCTAGCAAGTAGTTGCTAGTTGAGACGGTAGGCCCGGTAAAGGTCAGTTGCAGTGACGTGGTTGTGTCCGCAGCAAAAGCGTTATACATAGCTTCGGATGACAGCCATTCAACCGTCATGGTGCCAGTGATCGAACGGAACCCGTTTTCAATCTGTTCTGCCTTGAAGCCACCCGCACCAAGGAAAATACGCTGGCTATCAAGCTTCACAGAATGCTTAATGTCGATATCCTTGACGTTGGTAGTCGCAGCCTCACCAGAAAGAGCAACAACGTTGCTGGTAACCGTGGGAGTACCACCCGTAAAGATCGTGGCCTCACGGAAGTGGAACACTCCGGAGCCCAGGCCCGAAGTCGGAAGCCCGAAGCTGGCCAGGCCAGGAACCGAACCGTTCAGCGGGTCAGTGTTACCGGTGCCCGCTAGTTCGTTACGCGCGTCAATATTAAGCGTAAGCTCGGCAATAGCGCCAACGGAGCACTTTAGTTCCCAGTCAGAAATCTTGCAGCCAACGTAAGTAAACGGGTCAACGTTACCACTGATATCAGGAACACCCTTCTGCAAGCTAAAAGAGTGACCAAGAAGAGAGCCAGGCCAGTTGACCGAGCGATAAATTCCAGAAGATCCAACCTGAGTAGGCGTAGTCAGCACATACGAATACGATCCGAGCATGTGCTGAATCCAGTAAGCCATTTGCCGGGTAGGAAGGTCCATAACCAGCCCGCCGGTTGCCTCATAGTTCGTCAGCACACGCCTACGGGCACGGTCATAGAGACCGCCACCGTGTAGGCCCTGGCCCTGAACCGTAGTCTTCTTCAATTCGAGGGTTTCCGACTTGATTTCATAGCTTCTCTGACCCGTGTAGGTAGGAGCTACACCATAAGTGGATTCCGCAAGCGAGGTTATCTGAGTAGCAATACCGCTACCAATGGCCACCATCGGTTAGTCACTTTCCTTGTCTTCTGCCTGTAGCTCGGCTAGTTCAGCCTCAAGCTCGGTCTCTTCTTCATGTCTGACTTCGGCAGCCTCATCCGGTGCCGGTTCCCAATACAACGGGTCATAAATCGCGCCGTCCGGAATCCAAAGAGTGTCACCCGGCTTGAAGTTGCCAAACGGAACCTTATTTCTTAGTGTCATTTCCATTCCTTATGACAGCGAGGTAACACGCTGCGAGCATCTGACTTCAAAGGTAAGCTGACCCATTGCGCTACCGTTCTGAGTGGTTGTTGGTACGTAATCCATATCTCCGCACTCGGCATACCTGACCACTTGGGTAAGCGTGGGGTTGTTCGCTACGGCAACTTCAATGGCGTTAAACACGGTCCAAGTGTCATCCATCCGGTTAAGAAAGTCCGTTGGCGTGGAACCCTCACCCGCGAAGACCGTAATCTTGCAGTGAATCGAGAAGGTCTCTTCACGCCTGTAGTTGGGTCCTAGCTCGGCCGGTTGCTGGTCACCCGTAACCCCGTTGATCTCAATTGTGGTCGGAGTTTGAAACACGCCTAGTTCGGCTCCCACCCAAACCGTGTAGTTAGGAAAGAGAGCCGTAAGCATATTGAAATACGACTGAGCAGCGAGATATTGAACGGAGGCCACAGCAAATCACCCGATGATTGGGGTTCGGCGGGAACCCTTTAGAAGCTCTAGCAAATCGGCCGGAACACCAAGGTTTATGCTCGAAACACCTTCGGCACGGGTGAAGTCCTGGTTAACTGCCTGTGCAGCGGTAGTTACTGCGTTTGCTGTCATTGCACGCATCTGAGAGTTACGCCACCAATAGGCGATAAGCTCAAGCTCGAAGAGCACAACAGAACCGGGGTAGTTATCCCTACCGGCTATGTACTGAATATGAATGTTCTTGGACCCGGGAACAAAGGGAATCATCACATTACCGGCACTACGCCTAGAGATAGCTCCAAGAATGGGGGAGTCGATCGAATAAGCGAACATCGATCCTGCCGGAACCGTGTTGACTTGCTGGTAATCCAATTCCCAGTTCCACCAACCCCAGCCTTCTTCGACATTGACAATCTCAAGCACGGGACGATGCCGAAGGTAAATGACGAAATCACCACCGCTTTGATATTCGTCATACTGCGTTGGGATGACTTCTCCGCACTCGGCTTTAACCACGTCATCAGCCGCGTTCATGTAAACCTGTAGCTCGGCATCATCGGTGGTGTCGGTAGGGGAGTAACGAAGATGCTGACGTACTTCCGTCAGCGAAACGATGTTGGTTGCCATAGATCCCTCTAGAGGTGGGGCAGGCGAATACAACTGGCCCCACGGAGAGCCACGCAAGCCCTAAAGGGCTAGATGATCAAGCTCCGTGTATAGCACTACACGGGTTGCTAGTTGATCTAGTTAGCGTGGCTCTCAGCGCTTCGTGGCGAGAGGCCAGAGTACAGCCGCTACGCCGAAATTCCTTGATAGCTGCAAGAGGTTTCGCAGCGAAGGGGTTGGGCGGGTGTCTCAGTTGAGGCGATGCTGAAACACCCGCGAAACCTCTTAGACCAAACAGGTTCGGTCAGGTCTGGTTAGTCGAGTACAGAACCGCAGCACGAAGGTCATTCGACCGCGCATCCATACGGACGTAGCCTAGGAAGCCAACTTGCAGGTAATCTGCATAACGCTCAGTCAGCCGCATAACGCCAGCCTGGTTGACTTGCCTAACCACAACAGCCGAGTTGAAGTCACCAAACAGAAGACCACCCGAAGTGCTAGCCGAAGTGGACACAGCCGAGGTGTTCTGATCAACAATCACGGGGTACCCGTAAAGGGTGTCCGGCTGCCCGGGAGCGACATTCGGAGACCACAGAGGGTGCGAGTAAGCGTCGGTAATCGTCCGGAGCATGGCCATGGTAAGGTCATTGCACACGAACACAGAACGGCCGAGCTTACGGTAGGCAGGGTCAACCGAAGCGATCATGCCTAGAATGTCGTCAAAACCAATCAGGCCATTAGCCTTCTTAGCCTGCGCGGTAGTGCCACCCTCAATGGTGTAAGCCGAACCGCCAGCGGTACCGGCCCAGTTGCCGACCGTGCCAGAGAGGTAGACACCACCCATGGCAGGCGAAGACTGGTGACCACGCGCGGCAAGAGCCGTCTCAACACCAAGGAACGCAGACGAACCAGAGCCAGAGTGAAGCTCCGCCGCAACCTTACGGCCGATAGCCTCTCCCATACGATCCGTCACAAACTGGTCAACGTCAAAAGCCGAGTCGTTGATCAACTGAATAGACGCAAGGATGACACCAGAAACGATGGTCCAAGCGTTCAGCATGCCCTGGCCAAACTGGTAATCAGTACCGCCAGAGTCACCACCAAAACCCAACTGGTTCTGCTCAGTGATATACGAACCGACGATCGCAGTCGGGTCAACGGTCGGCCACGGCATCGGCTGGCCGGAATCGGTTTGCACCATACGGCAATACGGAAGAATCCCGCCATATTCCTTAATGGCAATTTGGAGGTTCATCCAAAAGCCCTGCGGAATCAGGTAACCAGCGTCATAACCCGTACCCCCGGCAGAGATACCAGCCGAGTTAGGGGCAGTAGACAGACCATGACCGGAGTCAAGAACTGCACGCTGTTCGTCCGAGAGTCCCTTATCGCCCCTACGGAACCAAGTAGAGAAAGCCTCTTCGTAGCGCTTCTCTTCACCCTCGGGGGTTGTGGTAGCAGTCGAAGGCTCCCGAATACCGGCAATAGGCTCCGGCTCCGCCGAACGCGCGGCATAGGTACGGGCAAGCTCAAGATCCTGGTCAAGCTTCCGGAGCTTCTTGTCCCTCTTGTAAAACTCAGTGCGCTCGGAATCCGAAATCTCGATTCCGGCTTGCACCTTCTGAATAATGGGCTTCATACCCTCGAAGACCTGTGCGCGCTTCTCGCGAATAGTGCGCTCAGCCTCAGTGATTCCAGCCATGGCTGAAACTCCCTTTGTTGCTAGTTGATTCAGAGACCTAGCTCAACTTCGCGGCTACGCGCGTCGGCAATGTCGGCAAGAATGCGTAGTGTTTCGTCTTGCTTTGCTTCCGGAGTGTCGGTTGACGGCTCCGCTTCCCGCGCGGAATCGGCGGGTGCCAAACCCTGATGGGCTTGAATATGCGCGGCATGGGTGGCAGCGCTTGACACAAGTGCAATAGCTTCCTGTACGGCTTGTGGCAAACTGTCAATCCCTGCCTTATCGAATAGGGTCATAGCCTGGGCTAGCGTGGCCGCAATCTGCGGAATACGCTTCTGAGTGCCAGGCTTCATTACAGGACTCTTGTCCCGGGTTTCGTCAGGATCGGATGCCGACTTCTTATCGGCCGAACCCTTAGCGCACTTGGGGCAAGTAAGACCCGCGCCGCACTTCGAGCAAACAGGCTTAACCTTTTCGGTGAAAGCCCTACGCTCGCCAGTGATCGGGTCATAACGCTTAGCGAACGAACGCCACTCGGTAACTAGCTGAGCTTCGTTCTCTTCACTGATGGTGATACCAAACTTCTTGGCCGCAGCCTTGATTGCACCCTTGATCTTGGAAAGCTGTGCAGCGGTATATGCCGCAGCGTTCTTGGCCTTATTGATGTAAGCCCATGCAGCCTTAACGTGCTTCTTGGTGTCAACCGGGTAGCGCTTTTGCTTGTCAGACTGGTAACCAGGGTCGGCATAAGTCACGTTGCCATAAGGCTTGCTACCGTCACCCGGGGCATCTCCGCCACGGTCCTGAACGGGTGGCCTACCGCTTTCGTCAGGGTCAGGAACCGGCTTCTTATCCTTCTTGGCTGCCCGGGTCTCGATCTTGAGAGCTTCCTTAGTTCGCTTAATCATGGCCTTCTTACTCCGAATAGAACCCCAAACCTTTTCAGCGCTACGCGCGGCAATATCTGTGTCGTCATAAGCCGGGAAGGTCACTGGCGAGACTTCGTGAAGTTTCACCTCACGGATACAACGATTGGTGCCGTTGTACTTATCAGACGGCTTGCCGTCATCATCGGTCCAATCGTCCTTTACAACTTCAAATCCAAAGGACATGCCTTTAATAACCCGGGCCTTGACACAAGTCCTTAGATCCTGCCCGTAAGTGGTGTCAACAGGCTTGGCTTCAATCTCAAGGCCACGGTCAGACTCGGAAAGCGAGAGAGAACCCGCACTCTTCCGCGCCAAAGGCTTAGACGAATCGTGGTTGTAGAGCATCACCACATCTGACTCTTGTATGGTCTTGGTGAAAGCTCCCGGTGCAATTTGCTCCCTGAAACCCCAGGGCTTTTGCCCGATCATCGTAGGCTTGTTAAACGGTGCTGCAAGCCCGGTAAGTACGCCTTGTTCGTCAAGAGCAACAGCGCCAATGTCAAATGCGCGATATTCCATCATTGTGAGTTCTCACCCTGTAGTTGCTGCGTACCTGAGCCCGGCTGAATTGCGGGACCTAGAGGCACCACATTAGGATTCTGGCCTTCTGTCATCATGTTTCCGGCCTGCATGTTGAGCGGAGTAAGCGGTACATCTAGTCCGTCAATCGGCTCTAGGTCTTCCCACGCGCGAGCTTCGTTCCGAGTAAGCCAACCCCACTGCACAGCAATTGCATATGCTTGGAAACGCTCGCTAGTGCTACCGCGCATAAGTTGTGTCAGGTCGTACACGGCGTATTGCCCGCGCGTGGAAACCACTTCGCGGGTATAACGCTGTTCCATCCGGCCAGTCCAACCAGCTACGGTGTAAGCGACAAAACCTATGTTCTGTTGTTCAATCCCAGTGCCCCAAGAAGTTGACTTTGACTCATCACCAATCAAGTGAGGCGGGATTCCGTAGATACGCGCTAGCTCGCTCGCCTGCCACTCGCGAGACTCAAGGAATTGCAGCGAGTCTGGCGGGATGGTTAGAGACTGAAAATCCGTCTCAGCGTCAAGAACGGCAATTTCACCCGAGTGATTCGTACCCGCGTGGGTCATCTGCCACTTACGCTTGATCTCATCCGCTTGGGCTTGCTCGGTCAGAGGTACCTTGACCTTGAGAATTCCGCTTAGCTGAGTACCCGAGCTATAGAACTTAGCTGCCAGTTCATCGGCTGCCATCGCGGTACCGTAAGTCTGTGCGGCCACCTGTAGCGGAGAGAGCCCGCGAATACCGTCATAACCAAGACCAGGGATGTGCATAACCTCGAAGGTGGTCAGAATCTCGGTCTTCATGAACGAACCGTCCGGCTTTAGCCGACGTACCAGGAAGATTTTGTTACCCTGGTCATCTAGCTTTACGTCAACCAAGCTCGGAGTGATCGGAACAAGGTCAATGATTGTTCCGGAGGTGGGACCATCGGGGCCAGGGCCACGAATCTTGCGGACGAAAGCGTTTCCCCAGAGTGCGAGGTGAGCCACAACCAATTCGTTTAGCTCGTAAGGCGTGTAAGTCGTGGTGAAGTTGTATTTGTCTAGGCACGGCACCCGGATAGGCGTCCGGTCAGCTTCCCGGTAGACCATCAGCGGGCAGCCAGCAACCACGGTGGCCAGAAGGCCCACGCAACGCCACACGGTAGGAAGCGCTAGAGCCCGATCGGCCGTAACGGTCTTGCCCGAAGCGTTGTTCTGTCGGCTAAGTAGGCCATAAACGTTATCGAATGCCACAGACGACAGAGGTACGGCAGGGTTATCGAAGGGGTTAAAGGTCCCTCCGCCGTAAACATCACGTTGCTCGCGCTGTGGCCTAAACAAGCTCATTACTTCGACCTAACTTCGGCTGCCACTATCGCGCCTACGCCAAGAACACCTAGCGCGATAAACAACGCGAAATGTGCAATGCAAATGAAGATAAGAGCAACGCCAGCAAACTCAACCAGATTCCAGCGGTTCTCATGTAGATACTTGGCAATCGAGACGACTAGCTTGATCTCAAAATAGCCAAACTTCTCTAGGCCCTTACCACACGAAATGATGACCCTTGATAGGAACATCCGTGCCAGGGAAGCAATCCGGATCATCTTGTGTGAGCCAGAATGCAGCACGGTCAACAGCCATGACCGCAGCAACCGCCAAGTCGATCTTTCGCGGAGAGTTCCTAGCGTCTTTTTGAAGTCGTGCCCCACGCGAATCCACCTTTATCCATGCGTTACTGAGGTGCCTTGTTAGTCTTGGGTCACCATCGTTTGTCAGTTGTTGAGTGGTGACCATTTCATAGAAGCGCTGTGTAGCCGGACCCATACGAGAAAGGGTCTGCGGGAAAACCACAACCGGCAAACCTTCGTCAGTAAGGTCTTCGGCAGCATCTAGCCAGAGAAATTCGTCCCAGGCGATCTCGCGAACGTCGTAAGTGCGGCAAGCCTCGCGAATTGCGTCCTTGACCTGTGCTCTGGGCACTCGCCACTCACCTTTATCGCCTACCGGCTTTTCCCAGAGGTTAAGAACAATGATCTTGGGTTCGGTTTCGACAGTGACCGCAACTAGCGCGGTACAGTCACCATTGCGGGAGCCGTCAAAGCCGAGAACAACACCCTTCTTGGGCTGTGTAAACTTCCAATCACGCTTGCATGCACTCCAAGCACCTTCGGGAAGCCATGCTTTAGCGGCCGAAACCCACATGTTCAAGCGCTTAGTCTTGAAGTCATTAATAGTCCCCTTGGCCACAGCCGTTTTATAGGTGGCCTCGAAGTCTTCCGGGTCTAGCAAATCGTCATAGCCGGGGTTGGCAGCGCGCCATACCTTCGGGTCAGAAGGGTCACAATTGTCCGGTGCGCCCCACCACGCGAAGAAGAAAGCGTTGTCGATTTCTTCTCCGGAAATTAGCTTCTGTCCATACTGATACATCTTGTAACAGATGGAATCTCCGCCAGTCTGGTCTGTTTTGACGCCAGCGGTAGTGATTGCAACCAGCATCGGGTCTTTTCGAGCGCCAAAAGCGTTGCTCAATACGTCCCAAAGCTCTTCGGTGGGTGCTGCGTGCAATTCGTCATAGATCACGAAGGTTGGGTTAAGCCCTTCCTTGGTGAAGGCTTCTGACGACAGGGCTTTGTAAATGGAACCGGTCTCTTTGACTTCAAGCACGTCACGGTAAGGCGTGATCATCTCGCTCAGGTCTTCGTCAAGCTCCACAATCCGCTTAGCAACACCGAAAACGATCTTTGCCTGTTCCTTATCGCTGGCCGCAGAGTAAACCTCGGAGCCCTGGCCACGCATGAGCAGGGCATGAAGGCCAAAGCCAGAGCCGATAGCTGACTTACCGTTCTTGCGAGGTAGCCCGATCAAAGCCCTACGGTGCCTTAGACGACCATCGGGCCTGCGTGCATATACCGCGCTGGTTAGCGTGCTCTGCCACGGCCGGAAACGAATAAGCTCACCCGTGTTGCAGGCATAACCGTCTTTGGTAACCCGGCAGTAGCCTTCTTGGAACTTCCGGATTAGCTGACCATCGCCCCTAGCCATGTCCTCTTCTGGTACGTAGGTCATGTACCTCGGGGGACTAGCCATTGTTATTGCCTCATGAATAAGATTTCCAGTAAACAACCATCATGTGATTAGGGTCTTCGGGGTAGTCCCACGCTGGCCCTGCTAGGCTGTTTTCACCAACGGCTATAAGCTCCCTGGCTGACAGCATTTCCTTAGTGCGCCAGTCGGTATAGTCGTGGAGGTGTTCTATGTGCCCGTGATCGTGAACTTCGATACCCTGGTCTAGCATCGCTATTGCAACGTTTATCCGGTTGTCTAGGTGTTTCCAGCAACCCCGGTAATTGGGGCACTCACGACACTCGATCGGAGACCTATCGGCTCTCAGAAGCTCGCTAATGGATATCTGGCTTTGGAGGTTCACGGAAAACTTGGTGCAACCCAAGCCGGTAGAGCACTCGACAGAAAACGGCGGAGGGAAGATGGGGGATGAGAAGTTGCACCAATCCCTGTCACACTTCTCGAAGGAAGGCAACACGTCAGCCGTGATGATTTTATCGCCTTCGATTGTCACCAGGACTTCACCCGTGTCCCACCGCGCGGCCAGTTCTTCCGGGTAGCCGTAGAGTCCTTCTGTGTAAACAAACTCAGTCTCCGGGGCAAACTGGGCTATCGCTTCTGCCGTTTCATCACGCAAGCTTGAATAGAAACAACAAACCAGCACGTCAAATCGCCTCTTATTTGAGCGAACCGGGTAGCTCTTCCGCTAGGAACCGGTCACTAACCTTCCGCTCGGTTCGTCCTAGCCGATCTTCGACCACTGCCAGGCGTTCACCATGGTTCGCTAGCTTGTCATCTGTGCGCTCATTGTGGGCTCTCTGGTCTTCCCGCATGGCCGCTACCTGAGTTGCCACATCCCTGAGTGTGGTTTCAAAGTTTCCGTATCTGCGAGACAAGCCCAAAAGCTGCACTACCACCGTTATTGATGCGCCTATGAGCGCAATGAACAACGGGATGATTACGTAAATGAGCACGCTAAAGTTAGTCGCAGAGGTTACAGTCTGAGCTATGACATTCATGTTGAGCCAACAATCTTGTCAACCTGAGTGGCTATATGGGTGAGTGCTTCGTGATCAACGTCTGCCTTGGCCTCTCGCATAGCGTCGGCCCTGTTCGCTGTTCGTTGAAGACAGAACAGTCCCCAACTTTGAATCCAGCTAGAGAACACGATCACTTCGACCTTGAAGAGTATCGGGATGCCGATAGCGAGAAGCGGAATGGCCAAGGCGAGGTACATTCCGACAACTGAGCCGAGCATAAGAGCGAGGTGATTGGTGACGAAGTTGTTAAAGCGGGAGATTTTCCGCTTGGTCACTACCTCGTTTGGGTGGTGAACACTGGGATGCATTACTCTCCGCCTTTTTGAATGTACGCAGCCACAAATTCTTCTGCGTTCTCTTCAAGAATCTCGTCTATCTCGTCTAGAAGCGCATCAATCTTCTCGGTTAGCTCGCTCTCATCAATGCGAACTGGCTCAACTGGCTCTTCGGCTTCTGCCTCGCGTGCCTTGGCCTTCTGTGCGTCGGTGGTAATCATCGGGAACCCTCATCAATTAGCTTGCGCAACGCTCCCCGGGCCTTAGCTTCTGCTAGACCGAGCTTTGCCCTGTCTGTAGGCGAGAACCCGAGCACACTTAGGCACTGCCTTATGGTTTGCTCACATCTGCGAATCTCGGCAATCAACGGGTGAGCTACCGTTTGGTTCTGCGACCCTGTAACCGTCAAGCCTTCTCTAGCCACGACTTCGCGGTAAGTGTCAATATCGTCATATGCGCGGGCTATTTGCTCAATCCAGTGGTAATCCTGGTCATTCTTGAGCCAGAATCCCGCTTCCCAGGTCTTCCGCCATTCCAACCGGCCGCGTTGCCTGAGCCCGCGTGGGGCAGGTGGCCTGCGTACCGCTTGCTCTACTGGCCCCGACTCGCGAATAGCTATTTCCCTGCCACCTGGGGTACGGCCATTGCCTTTAGCCTTAGCCATCATGCGCTCAAGTGGTTCTTTTCTTCGCCCCATACCGCTATTCTCTCCACCAGAATTTTGACGAATTCCGCTGAATTTAAACGGATATTCGCAAATTCAATCGAATCCGGCCAGGAAACCAAAAATAACGTTCGATTTTGAGTCGGTGTGCGTGTGCCTAACACGCGG